AGAGAGCCCATGCCTCTTGTAGATACGCCAATAGTTGCGCCTTCAGATAATAAATTCTTTACAATATTACCATAAGGAGTATCCATGATCTTTGCTTTGCCAATGAAGTTATTACCTTCTTGTCTTAGGCTCTTGATCAAGTGTGATACTCTTTCTAGATTAATGTTAGGACCATCTGGATGACCCAACTCTCCATATGCACGATTCTTATTTACGAATTCTGTTACATATCTATTCGTTTCTTTTTGTAGAATTGGAAGAGAATACATACGGTTGTTTCTATTAGGCAATTCAGCTTGCATAAAAATGCCTTCAATGTAAAAGTTCTTACCACCCGATTCATTTTGCTCGGTAATAATCTTTACTTCTTCATTAATTTCTGTGATTAATTTCATGTGATTATCTCCTTATTATGGCGAAATGCCGTCATCAGTTGATTCACGACTTACGTAACCAGAAGTCTTTTTACCTTCTAGAATGACTGTGTATGCAGCATTAGCTGTAAACCCTACTGTAGACAATAGAATGTCGCCTGTTGGATTATTTGCGTTATTTGTGATTGGGCATGTTCCTGCATTTGTTAAATCCCAATATCCTGAACCAGTTAATGTAGCTGCTACTGTGTTTGCTGAAGTGCCATTCCATAGAATAGTAACTCTAGGAGACATTGTTGAACTTGTGCCAGATGCTACTGACCAGAAAATCTTTGTGATAGTCAATCTTTGTGTTGAGTTATCACCGTTAGTTGCGATTAGAGAGTTAGCTGTAACTTTTCTAACGTTTGTTTCACCCGTTCCGTCAGAAATATTTGTTAGCTTTACTGCCCATGCTGAAGCATGGTCTTTTAATACTTGTGTTGTTACTGCATCAGCCATTTTATTCTACCTTTGAAATTGTAGCAAAATCTAATAATGCATCTGCATCAGATTCTAATCTAGTTAAAAACATCTCTTGATTTTCTGCGCTTAAATTTTCATAAAGGCTAAAAAGAACTTCTGTTGCGTCAACATCTTCTTTCATCTTAGCTTTGATTAAGTCATATGTGCTTTCATCAAAAGGCTGCTTGTTATTAAGCTGGTCTGCTCTACGTTTTCCGGCACCAGCTTTCACACCTTTAGGTCCAACTTCCTCTGGACCAGTTTTAAGCTGGTCTGCTGGATCTTTTGGCTCAGCCATGAATGTAGACTTGGCAAACTTAGCTTCTTTGCCATGTGCATACTTCGGCTGTTCAATTTCATCTAACTGAATAAAATCCTTAAAGCTCTTCATCTGGGTTAACCTCTGAAATTTCTGGTGAATTATCTTCTTCTTCTGAAGAATCATCATCGTGTTTTAAAACTGTACTGGCAACTGACATTTTTTTCATCTCTAATGCATCGCTTAGTTTATCTTCTAATGCTGCAATGATAGAATCTTTAAATTCTAAAGGTTTAGCTTGATAAGCGTGTTGTAATGCTGTCTGAATATGTTCCATGATATAGCTCCTTAATTTGCTTTATATATTTATAAAAACTTAATATTCAGTTATTCTGCTGGCTTAGCTAGTGTAACTGGAATAGGTTTTGGTTCAGGTGGAGGTGGTGCATCTTCTGCCGCCGCCGCCGTTTTCTCTGCATCTTCTAGCATCTCTTCATCCATTTTTTCAATATCATCTTCAGATTGACGTAAGATATTAGTACGTATATAGTTAACAGAGAAATATTTACCCACGAAAGGATCAATATCTGTAAGAATTGCTAGGCGTTCTTTCATAATTTCAACTTCTTTTAGCTCAGTGAAATATACATCAGAAATATAATCGTAAGAAATATCTTCTTTTAATTGAAGCCATTCTTGCTTTGTGCAAATACCTTTAAGCAATAGCTGAGTTTCTAATAGCTTGTCAAATAGATGTGAAAATCTTAAGCGTAATCTTTGAATGAACTTATTAAATTTCAATTCATCTCTAGTGATTTCGGAAGCTCTACCTAGCGAGAATCCATCATTAGATTCTAGTCTTGAAATAGGAACGTTCAATGATTTATACATCTTCTTTTGGAAGTATAGTACGTCTTCAATCTCGCCTAGATTTTGTCCACCAGGAAGTGTAGTAATTTCTGTACCTTTACCGCCTTCGCGTCTTGGTAGCCAGAAGTCTTCAAGCATTGTTTGATATCTTCTATCGTCACGAATTTCACCAGTGCTTGCATCATACACTAGCTTGTTCTTATACTTCTGCATAATCTCACGTAAGTATTGTTCTGCTTTCATCTTTGGTAGATTACCAACGTCAATATAGAAAATTCTACGTTCAGGTGCTCTTGAAATACGATAGATGACTGTAGCGTCCTCAAGCATACGCAACTGGTTCAAAGGCTTAATTGCTTTATGTAGATATGATATGATTACTTTACCGTCTTTATCAGTAAGTCCAGAGTGTGTATAACAAATGGAATCTGGAGAAATTCTTAGCCCTTGGCTGTTGTCTCTTACGAAACCTGATTCAGAGAATACGTAATATTCAATAGGTTTAATTGCCTGTGGTTGACCAGCAGTAAGATTACTCTTTGATCTAGGTACTTCTTTAATTTTTCGAATCTTTCTAGGATCAATGTATCGCACTTCTTGGATACCTAATCTAGGATTCTTTTCATCGATAAGCATATGATAGTAAAGTTTACCATCAATGTACCATCTACGGAATATATCGTATGCTTGATTATTAAAGTCCAAAAGCTTTACGATATGTTCATATTCTTCACGAATTTTTTTCTTAACAGATTCGGGCTGTTCTAGTCTATCTAATACAATCTGTACTGGATAATTATCTTTATCAAATACAATAGCTTCATTGACGATATCGTCAATAGCTGTGTCGCATTCTGGCTGCAATGCCATTTCACGGTATTTCTTGATTAAGTCTGCATCATTTCTAACTTGACCTTCAAGATCGACATAAGTTCCGTAAATACCACCGCCAACAACTGAAGTCGAATCTTCTTGATCGTTCGGAGGAACGAATGATTTAACCTGTTCTTGTTGAGGTTCTTCTTTACCTATCTTAAATCCAAATAATTTTATTGCCATTTTGAGTCTCTTCCATTAAAAAAGGGGACGTTAATAGTCCCCTTATAAAAACTATTACGCAACGTATTTATACGTTACGAAAAGCTTATACGAAATGACTGTACTGGAAAGTAACAGTAAATTCTTCAATAGCATCAACAGTATCATATGAAAGATCGATTGCAGAGATATCTGAAGGGAATGCATTTTGAAGTGCATACGTCTTTAGTACCGTGCCGTTATCTTTTAATTGATTTATAGTGATTATAGTCTTGTAGTCTGTAGAAGATTTTGCGCTGATTGATGATGTTGTAAAATCATTAGTAGCAATGTATTGGGTCCATGCTTCAAAGTTTGCTCTTAGAGTTTGGTCAGCACTATTAATAAATGTTGCTGTCCACTCGCCAAAAGTTCTGTCGCCAGGAATCTTAACTCTACGTCCTCTAAATGGAACTTCAATAATACCAAGTGTCATTGCTGGAATTGCGCCAGCTTTACACATAGTAGTGAAGTTTGTAAGTGTAACACCTGTAGGTGTGGCGCCAAGACTAAATTGAAATAAGTTTGCGTGTACACCACCTGCTAAGCCTGATCTAAATTCGCTAATTGAAAATGACATATTAGCCTCCTATTATGCTACTGTGAAATAATCATATGTCCAAGTAACAGTAAACTCTTCTAGAGAATCCGTTGTGTCATATGATAAATCGATTGTTGAAATGTCAGAAGGCCAGCAGTTATTTAATCTGTATGTTCTAGTAACACCACCATCAGCACCTAAATGCTCTACAGTAACTGTAGTGAGTGTAGCAGTGTTTCTATTACCAACTGACGCTGAATCGTAGTTATTAGAAACGAAAAGCTTTTGATAGTTTTCTAAAGATGTTCTATTTGAAAATTCGCCATCATTCATAACTGTTACTGTCCAGTCAGCGAAACTTCTTTCGCCGCCGATTTTATATCTACGCCCACCAACCATAGGAACATCAATGATGCCTATAGTTGATGCAGGTATTTGACCCGCTTTACATAGAAGAGATAGGGTTGAATTTGTAGCTCCAACTAGTCCTCCAGCAAAACTGATTCTGAATAAGTTTGGGCGTGCGCCCAAACCAATTCCTGTCGCAATGTTTGAAATTGTTGCAATTGCCATTTTATTCTCCTTTACTTTGTTTCTTTAAGATTAACCAAGTGCGGTGAATGCTGCGGCGCCTCTTACAGATACAAAGTTCAATTGAATGTAGTTGATTGAAGATACTGGGCGGATATAAATGTCAGCGGTAAATTCATTAGCATTAATAGAATCTTCAGTGTTGTTTGTGTTATCACAAACAACTTTAAAGTCAGTTATACCTCTTCCACCTTGAACAGTTCTCAAGTATGGCTCAACAGAATTCAAGAATCCTGCTCTTGTAGCATCGTCATTTGCTTCGAACAATAAGTTCTGTGCTAATCCACCGATTTGCTTTTCAATTACGATAAACAATCTACGAACGTTAATTCTACTGAACGATCCTGGTGTTGTAGTGAATGTCTTGTCACCAAACAAGATTGTTCCACGACCTGGCTCAGTAATGATTGGGTTAATACCATATCTGTATAGAGCATCACGGCCAGTTTGATCTGGATTCCATGCTAGTTTAACTGCATTTAGAATTCTACCATTTTGATATCCAGCTGGAGAGAACCATGGAGCTTTTACAGAGTCAACTCTTGCCATTGTTCCTGCAACGTCAGCATTGCATGGTACCCATACATATGTGTCGTTATACTTGTCGTATTGATATTTCCAATTTGCATCCATAACTGCGTATGTAGAGCGTGTTACTGAATCTGCAAATGTTTGAATCGCAGCAACTTCGCCGTCTAATGTCTGTACGTTAGCTAATGTTGGAGAGAAGCATACAACAACGTCTTTTCTAGATTCGCCCACATCAGCAATAACAGTATTAATAACTGCTGCGCTTGAGCTTCCTGTGAATACTACGCTTGCTGGTGCAGTTAACTTATTACTCAACTTAGAGAAGGCTGTAATTTTGTATGCATCAGTTACGGTATCACCATCAGCACCATTACTCAACGATGCCTTGATTGGTAAGTTTACGGCTGTAAATGTTTTACTTACTACTGTAGTGCCCCAGTTTGTTCCTAGGTCATCAGTATTTCCCCAACGAATCCATTTAGAACCAGAGTTGATAACTGATTTGTAGTAGTTAGTTCCGCCTTGAGAAGTCTTAGCATCACTACCTTTTGATACTTTAGAAAATTTTTCTAAAACGGAAGCTTTTGTTCCTGTAATGTCACCATCTTCGTCAACAACGACAATGTGCATTTCGTCATTAAGGCCGCCTCTTGCAGTAGCATATGCTGAAGTTCCTGGTGAGCCATCAAATAACTCAAAGTATTCCCAACGGCGTTTAACTGAAGTTTCGCTTGTAACACCAGTAATGTGTGCATCGACAAGTGTGAAATATGTCGTATTGCTTGTAGAAGCAACTTGAAGTGAGCGTCCACCCAAGATAACAATATCACCAGCTTGAATTTCTGTATTTGCCAAAGAACCGGTACCTACAACAGTTTTGCTACCTGCTGCGACAGTAAATGAACCTGTCAATTGACTTTGCCATGCTGCGCCAGATGGGCATGTAGAAACCTTTAAAGAATTTCCTAATGCGCCTGGAAAACGCGCAATCCAAGATTTTGCAGCAGTATATGTGCCATCTGCTGCTGCATTGTAAATGTCATCATTCTTAACAAGAATGTTGGCCGCGCTTGTGTTTGATGTTGCATTATATGAATTAGCAGTATTTGTTCTTACAACATACAATGCTGGCGAATATGCCAAAAAGTTGGCTGCGGATAGGAAGTCAGCAACGTTTGTCGAAACTGGTAAACCAAATTTTGTCACCAACTCCGTTTCGCTAGTAACTAGTGTAGGCTGTTCGACAGGTCCCCATTTAAATTGTCCTGCTGTTCCACCAATAGTAGTACCAGTAGCCTGAATTGACGATACTTGATCAGACTCTGTAATTTTTACACCTGGCGAGATTAAATTAATTGTCATTTTTTTCTCCTTGATTTAAGATTTTTATTCACGATGATTCACATTCATATTCTCTTGTTTATTTATAATAAATCAAATTTGCGATCATCGGTAGTCCATGTTTGTCCAGAAGCATCAACGAACTGGGTTTCTTCTTCTCCAGTATTTATAAATCCAAAGGGTGTGACCTCATCTTCAATCATCTTAATTCTTGCTTCATATAATTCTTTTCTAATATTTATGTTAGTTAATTCTTTAAAGTACGTATTTGTAGTCAACCATGAAAATAAAACTAGAGGCATAACTAAATCATCGTGGTATCCTTCATCAGCCGAGTAGCTGTTCTTTCTTTGAATAAAGGTAGAAATTTCTGAGATAGTATCTGCATCTCGGATGATCATTTTCTTTTCTTCTACCATAGATTTAAAGTTAGAGCATCCAATGCGCTTTACTTTCTTATCAGTAATAACTCCAAGCTGTGTTTTACCACCACCAAAACCACCGTTTACAACTTGACCATTAGGTGTTCTATTGACTGAAATAATGTTCTCATATTCATAATCACTGTAGAGAATTTCTGCTACTTGTTCCGAAGTATTAACTTCAATCAGCACATATGCATCATTATAATCTTTGCCGACTTTGTAGATTACTGATGGATATAGCAACGGACTAATTGTATTGTTCTTATATTTGCCTACCATTACATACGGCATCTTAGATATGTTCAGAATCTGAAATGCTGAGTAATCTCCTCCGACACCCTTTGCAGTGTCTGCAATAATGATATATGCGCAGTCTTTTTCGGCTTTTTCGTAGATATCGAGTCCGTCTTTAGAATAGATTGGAGCATCTGCTGACATTTGTGCAATCGTATCGGAAGCAATTAGAGTTAAGCTTGATCCTAAGAAGTTACATAACACTTCTTGAGTGAACTTCAATTCTCCTAAGAGTTTTCTTTGCTCTGTAGCCCATGCTTCATCACGACCAGGAATCTCCCAATAAGGAATGAACAACGGCACGAATCCGTTTCTATCGTTTTGTGCGTCATTCCAGAACTTCCAGAAGTGGTTGTATCCAAGCGGAGTCGAACTCAATAGAATCTTTGTTGTTTCGCCAGCAGAAATTGTAGGATAAACGGAAGCAAAGAACTGCTCGGCTACATTATTAGGAATGATTGCAGTTTCGTCAACATACAACAGGTTGACAGATTCACCACGAATACCTGAAATGGATGTTGCTGCTGTAAATACTTTTGATCGATTTTCTAATTCAATATCACCCTTGTTCCATGTAGTCACACCTTGCTGTAGCCAAATCGGAAGATTCTCATACATCAATTGATACCGATGTAATACTCCACGCGCGGCTGCGGCTTTGTTCGCAAGAATAGCAACTATTTTGCTTTCTTGAAATAGTGTGTACCAAAGTATGTACGCTGCGGATGTTGTAGTCTTGCCTTGCTGTCGCCCTTCCATCAAAATAACTTTGCGGTTATTGTGAATGATATTTACTTTATTTACTTGACATGGATAGAGTTTGAATGGTATGATACCGTGATCAAGTGAGACAATCTTACAGTAAGTCTCAATAAAATATACTGGGTCTTCTGCACATTTTAAATATTCTTCAATCTGTTCTTTTGTATAGTTTAGAACTACTCCAGCTGCTTTCAGATTTTTATTGCCTAGATAGGTCTTAATCATAATGTATCACTTTCCTTTTATTAGCTTTTGAAGTTCCGCAGTACTTCCTACAAATAGTGAATTGTTTGTTACGATATTTTGAGATTGCTGCGCAGTATCTTTGCCTTTAGCTTCTCTTGCTTTTTTGCCCAAGTCTAATAAATCTTTATTAGTGTCTGCTAACGTTTTAATCAATTGACCAACAACTTCATATGCTCTAGGAGATTCACCTTCTTTTGCAAGAAAGACAATGTTCTCCATTGCAGACTTACCACTTTCGATAAGTCCTTTTAGATTATTTCGTGCATACTCATAATCATCATCAATATTAGCCTCTTCTTTAGATTTTTCTTTCGTCTGCTCTGGTTCAGTAGCAACAACGTCAATTACTGTTTCGCTATTGCTGCTAGGAAAAATATTTAGAAACGTATTCAATTTATCATCTACAGTTTGTTTCATTATGGTGCAATAAATGGATCAACCACTGGTCCTGGTAAAGTAATAACAGTATTGGAAGTGCTAAAATCTGCTGTGTTGCCTGTAAATACACTTGATGCTTCAGCTTGAGTAGCTGTTGTATCACCATATTGTGGTATGCTTGCATTGATAATAAACTTCTGCTTATTGATTGGTCCAAATAGATATCCTTTAACAGTAAAATCTAATTGCCATGTCAATATTCTTCTGCTTGCATCAAAATCGCCTTCATACTGATCATCAGTAGTGACTGAATTTAACTCAATTGGAATATCTAAATTAATATTTAATTCGGGCAATGCTTTAATTGTGACTGTGTAATCTGGAGTAAAAAATGGAAGAATTTGCTCAATAATTTGTGTTCCGTCTTCTGCGTTTTTAACAAAAACATACAACGAAAAACTCATATCATAAGGAACTGGAGCGTAAACATAGCCAAAATCTTTACCTCCAGTATCTACACCGCGAACTATTTTAGTAGAACTGTTTAATTTTCTTGCGCCAGCATATGTTAATGCAGTCATTTCAAAGCCAAGCCTAGGCATTGTTGCTGCAATATCTCTATTTAAAGTTGGGTCAGCAGTTACACGCTGAATAGATTTTTGTTTTGGCGAATACTCTAAAGGCACATTAAGTGTCTGAATTTTATTTCCAGAGCTATCAAATCTATCAACTTGAATTTCATTGAATATATTGCCAAACATTATTACATATTTACGCAATACTGCATGGTAGAAGTCATGTCCGAACATCATAATTAGAATCCCTTAGCAAATGGGTTAGTTTCGGAGAAGTCTATAACATCTCCTTGTAGAAGTTTACTTGATAGTAACTGATTATCAGAAGCAACTTCAGCACCCG